TCAACTCAACCGGGATCTAGCTTTGCAAAAGTACTGGACTGACCACAACACTTCTATCACGATTACTTTTAATCCCGATGAAGTTGATGGACTGATTAAAGCAATTCTCGAAAATTGGGATGATTACATCGGTGTTTCTTTCTTACCTAAGTACACGGGAGCGTATCCGTTGATGCCTTACGAAGAGATTGACCGTGCCGAGTATGAAATCCGCAAGTCAGACATTGAACATATTTCTTGGGAAATGATTACCACAGAGCTTCTTCGTAGAGAGTCTGTACAGACAGAAGAAGACGAGTTTGACCCTGATTGCGTAGGCGGGGCGTGCCCAGTACGCTGACACAAAAATAGGGTATATTAATAGAGGGGTAGTTTACTATGGGTTTCACTATAGTTTAGTGAAAATTCCTCGTAGACTACCCCGTTTATTTTAGTTAAAGGGGAGAATAATGGCAAAACAATCAAGGTTCCAAGAAATTCTTGCTGATTATAGCAATAAGTACGACTTGGAAACACTCAATTCTCCAAATGACCGCGCCAATCTTGATATGCTGATTAATAATCAGGTCATTGTAGAAAGACTTCAATCAGAGCTTCTTATAATGACAGAAGATGGCGCACTTGGTAATATTGAAGCAATTCAAAAAATGGGTAACGCGATGCGCGACCTTATTGAAAGAAATTTACAAATTGAACGTGCTCTTGCACTTGACCGTAAGACAAGAAAGTCTGAGGCTAGTGACAGTATTGGGGCATATATTACGAACCTAAAAGTAACCGCACAAAACTTCTTAGAGAAACGTCTAGTAAAGGTATACTGCCCCGACTGCAAAATATTATTAGCTAGATTTTCCCCAGTTATGGAGCATACAGCTTTTCACTTTGAGACTCAATGTAGTCAGTGTAGTAAGAGAGTCATAGCTTCGCGAAAAGCAGAGGCAGAAGGAATCTTCTTTGACATTAAAGATTACAAATGGAGAAAGCAGTATCTATATGAAGTCGTACAGCCAAGTAAATCGGAAGACCAGCCACAAACACAGAGTGAAGACGAGGTATTTATTATAGAGGAGCAAGACGATGGCGTTGCAGAAGAAAATTGATGATGCCGAGTTAGCCCTCCTTGAAATTATTGAAGACCCTGTGTGGCTATCTGAATTTCTTCGGTCTACAAATAATGGGGATATGAATAAAAATAATTGGCCTGCTGACGATTTTCATCATAGGCCATATCAAAGAGAAATTCTTACTGACCAAAATAAACATATCGTAATTACTGGCGGACGTTCAATTGGTAAATGTCAGCCAGGAAGCTCAAAGATTTATACTGCGGATGGCTTCAAAACAATTAGCAACCTACTTCACTTAGAGGGAAAAGCGTTTCTAACTTATGCCTACGATATTCATGGAAACTGGCGACAACGACGCGCTGTTATTACGCGTGATAAGTGGTCTAAAGTAAGTAAGTTCTTTACGAGTTCCGGGAACTCAGTCGAATGCACGTTTAATCACCCAATTCTTACACCTAATGGGTTTGTTGTTGCAGGTGATTTAAAAGTCGGTGACCTTATCGGTGTAGCAAATAACCTACCGACAAATCACTGTACAAAAGATAGTTTTTCATGGTTTGAGCTTAGACTAATGGGATATGATTCTCTAAACGGTATCCGCCTTAAAGGGTATATGGGAATTAAACCACGATTCTCTAAAATAGCTGAAGAACTTCGGTTTATTGCTGACAACACGTATCTTGTAATACGAGAGGATAATGGTGTATTCAATTTAGAAAGAATAAAAACTGGTCAAACACGCCACTACCTTATGCAGTTACGCAGGGAAACAGGAACACTCGGAAAGAGAGAGCGGAGAATTGCAAACCTAGAGTACTTAAAAACAGAAAAATTAGATAATATTAAAGTATTCCTAGAGGCAGCCTTTGCTCAATATGGAAAGCATAGTCTCAATAGTGTCTCTATTGAGGTGTTTAATGAGAAATATGCAACAGACTTTCAAGAATTATTAATGTATTTTGGAATAAATACCAAGCTTACGCCAACAAATAAAAGACGTGAAGAAAAACATAATTACAAGTTTGATGATACAATCTGGTTGATTGAAACGTTAGACCCAGAAAACGCTCATAGATTCTGGTCTACGTTTAAGTTACCTGGAGTTCAGGTGAGTAGTCCAAAAATTGATTTGGTTGAGCCGGCGGCTAATGTTCGCTGGGAACCAATCACAAAAAGAACAACCCGAAATTACAACATCCAAACATACGCAGTTCACGTGTATACAGATGAAACATATATTAGTGATTACATTGTTGTTCATAACTCTGTTATTGTGGAAGACTTGCTTACATATCAAATCTTAAATAACGACATTGAGTTTCCAAAAACTTCAGAGCAGTTACTAACAACACCAAATACCAATCAGTTAACCCCTCTTTTGGATAGGGTTATTTTAAAATTCACAACATCGCCGATGCTAAAAGACTTTCTCGGTAATAATGTGAATAGGTCTAAAGGAACTCTTGACTTTAAATTTGGTGATAGAAACCACCGGTTTTACGCGCGTATCGCAGGCTCCCGTGAAAGTAATAACTTGGTTGGTCTGCATATCCCAAAGATTACCGGTGACGAAATGCAGTTGTTTTCAATGACTGCGTTTAATCAACTACAACCCACACTCAATACATGGGAAGATAAAGTTCAGGAAATCTACGTTGGTGTGCCAAACGGTCTAAGAAACAGCGCTTTATTTGACCTTGACATCCGTAGACCAAAGTTTAAAAAGTACAGAATACCAGCACCAAACAATCCATATTTTACACTAGACGACTGGAATGATAGTTTACGTAAATATGGGGGTATTGAAGAAGATATTTTTCAACAGCTTGTCCTTGGCAAACACGGCTCAGCTTCATTTCAGGTTATCCCGAGAGACGCGTTTACAACAGAACCGTTTGAGTTTTACTCGTTTCGTTACTCTGGTAACGATAAGTCAAAGGGAAGAAAGTTTGAAGATGTACTTAAGTTACAGCCAATCAAAGACCAAGACACAATTGTATTTAGCATAGACACAGGCTTCACTGACCCAACTCTCATTCACATCATCGGTGTGAAAGACGGGCTTTATAGAACCTTTATCAGACATCGTCTTACAAAAATTGATTACCCTGAACAAGAGCGAATTATTCACTACTTAACAAAGTTCTATAATCCATCAAAAATATCTATTGACGTTGGAGCTGGTGGCGGTGGAGCAGGAATAGTTCAATCCTTACTATCGAGAGAAGATTATGCAGGAACCAAATACTCTGAACGAGTGGTTAGCGTACTTTTTAATGAGCGCGTGTCAGTTGGGAGAACAGACGACGATTCTGAGCTCACTGAAGTCTTTCGTTCATGGGGCTCTAAAGAACTGGCACGGATTATTACTGAAGGCCAGCTTATTTTTTCAGAAATTGATGTTGAGGGTATTTCTCAGCTAGAACGTCTTACGAGACAAAAAAGAATTACTGGCTCAGATAATTACTTTATTATGAGCGAACGGGGTTCCGGTGCATCCGACGATGACCACATTTTTGCTAGTTATCTTTGTTTTATATATGGGCAACGCTCTAAACCACAAACAATTGTAGAATCAGTAAAATTAGGAAGACCCGCAATTAAAATTACGGAGAGATAAATGGAATCAGGATTAGCCAAAGCAGTAGCCTCTATTGCGCCTACCCCATTCATGGTAAATGGCCAGTATATAGCTGGATATTATGACCCAACTGTAACACCATTTGATAATTCGCGTGAATACACGTATCATGAATATATTAAGTACTGTCGCTACTTTTATGAAACAGACACCATTGTTGGAACAGTTATTGAGCGCATGGTTGATATGGCAGTAACAAAGCTACGCAATCGCCGAGATAGAACAAATCCAGATAATTCTGTGAAATATTTTGACGCAGTTGCCGAGTATATTCAACCGTACCTCAAATCAATGGCGCTTGACTACTTTATTCACGGCATGGTTGTCCCAGAAATGACATTTGAGACAATTATGGGTAATAAAGTTGATGAAAGTCTTGGAAGAAAGCGTGTTCAGTTTCCCACTAATTTCTGGATTCGTAATGTTGAATTTATCGAACTCCGCAAAAAGCCTGTAGGTATGGAGCGCGCTGTCTACATTCGCATACCTCAAGAAGAGATTGATTTCATTCTTACTAAAGGTAAGCGTAAGGACGGCTCTGACGATAGAGACGGCTACGTTTCGCTGGTGCGTGAGTACCCAGCATATGTGCGGGCTGTAGAGAAAGGGCAAAGAATCTTTCCTCTTCCAAACGCACGCCCAATCTATCGTAAGTTGCGTTCTTACAAGGATTACCCAAAACCATATCTTCAGAATGCTCTTTTTGCTTTGCAGCATAAGTATTACTTAAAGCTTATGGATAGAAGTATTGCAGCCCGAGCATCTGAATTATTACGTCAAGTTAAAGTAGGTTCCGATAAATTCCCAGCAACTGATGATGATATTAAAGCGACAGAGTCCGTGCTTGCTACGGCATCTGTTACGGGTGACAGAGTTTTCAACTTCTTCACAAACCATACTGTTGAAGTAGCCTGGGTAACTCCACCTGTAGAAGCACTTTTGAACGAGGCAAAATATGTTGAGCCAAACGCAGACATCTTTCTCGCACTTGGTTTCCCCCGTATTCTAGCGGTTGGTGAAACACTTCGAAGTAACTCTACTGATAATAAGATGGCAAGCCTGGGTCCAATTTCCACACTTAATGATATTCGTGATTCAATCCTTGCTTGGATTGAAGGATTCTACAAAGAACTTGCAGATAAGAATGGATTTTCTTGGTACCCAAAACCATTTTTTAGCCCAATTGCATTGCAAGATATTACAGCTTTGACACAACTTGCAATTCAAGCTCAGCAAATTGGCGCGATTAGTAAGGATACAATTGCTCAACTGTACGGAACAACCTACGAAGATGAGCAAGAAAAAATTGATACAGAAGTTGAGGAACTGCCAACAGATGATAACAATCAAACCAGAATACCAGAAGAACAACAAACTCCCACCGGGGACGGGATACAGCCCGAGGAGCCAGACATTACCGTACAGCAGTCTAGTAATTCATACAACAAACGGAAAAGCCGGTAGTTCTTTCAATGCTGAACTAAACTATCTTATTAATTCTCCTGATGTTAGTGCTCACTATATTGTTAGTAAAACCGGTGATATTGTACAGATGCTAGACCCGATGAAATTTATGGCGTGGCATACTGGTAAAACAAAAGATATTACAAAGTATGGTAATCCACATGCTATTGGGGTTGAAGTTCACTTCAGCCCCTCAGAAGGTGTGTGGACAGGCGAAATGTGGGATGCAATTACGGAACTAGCTCGCTTGTATATTAGGCTAGAAAAAGTTACACACAGAGGAATTGCTATACCTCCCGGAAGAAAAATAGACCCATCTGGTATTTCCGATGACGGGTTTAACTACTGGGCAAAAAACTTTCACCGACCATACTCAATTTATAAAGCTACAAGCAATGCAAACATTCGAGAGAGTCCAACACGGGACAGCAAAATACTAGCAACTATTAAACAAGACGCGACTGTGTTCTCCTTCAATGGCGACGTCGTTTTTGGCGAGTCAATAGATGAGAACAATCGTTGGAGATTTGTGAATTCACTCGGCTATATTTATGAGCCCTTGTTAGCAACAAAAAAATTTGTGGAGTAACATGGATAATCAAACAGACGTTACAAGCGTTTACGGGGTTATTGGAGGACTAATCACGGGATTTATAGGAACTTTTGTTGCTGTAAAGAATTCAAAGCAGACCGCCGAAAAACAATTCAGAGAAGACCTTCTTCAGTTACTTAATGTACATTCATCACGTATTGAAGCACTTGAAGCAGAAAACACTGCTCTCCGAGAGAGAAATCAAGATTTAATTATAGTTAATCAACGTGAGGTACAGAAGCAAACTGAACTATCCGCTAAAGTCGCTGACCTCGAAAGACAAAAAGCGCAAATGAGTACACGCATCGACTACTTAGAAAATAGATTACGAGAAGTAAGCGAAAGCTTAGAAAGGATTTTAAATGCCAGAAAATAACGCAGCACAACTAATTTTATCTATGCTAACCGGGACTATTATTCCAGTAGTAGTTCTTTGGTTACAACGAGTCTCTTGGCCATCATACTTTAAGTTTGGTCTAGCCGCCTGTTTGTCAATCATCGCGGCAACACTGATGGCATATATTGAGGGTAAGTTGGATATGAGCAATATGGTACAGAACTTTGTTACACTGTTTACCATCTCGCAGACAGTGTACTTTACATTCTTCCGTGCACTAAACTTACATCAATTTATGTACCCACAAGATGTTCTTGCAAATCTAGCAAAAGACCGGGTATCTCAATCAATTGAGGATTCTGTTGATAAAGAAACTGCACGAAACATACTTGATGAACGTAAGCCTGAACAGTTATCTGTTAGTGTTGATGTAACGTCAGCCCAAGGGTAACCAAAGCCCCCTACGAAAGTAGGGGGCGATTTTTTTTTATATTTGACAAGTCTTTTATAGTGTGTTATACTACGTGAGTCCTCAGAAATGAGGGAATAATTTTATTAGGAGAGTCTATGAAAGCAGTTCGAAATCTTTTTCTCATCTTGGCTATTGTAGTCCTGGCAGCATGTGGTACTGCCGCAGCACCAAAGGAAGCAAAAACGACCATTGGTATGATTCTGGTTGGACCTATTAATGATGGTGGTTGGAGTCAGGCTCACTACGACGCAATGAAGCGTGTCGAAGCTGACGCCGGTATTAAGTTCCTCTATGTGGATAAAGTAAACCCGGCTGACCGACCAAACGTTAAGGTCGAGCAAGTTGCACAGGAATTGATTGACCAGGGTGCGACAATGGTTATCGCAAACTCTGATGACTTTAAGGACGGTATTCGCGAGGCAGCGAAGGCTAATCCAAATGTTAACTTTATCCACGCTTCGGGTGACGACGTGATGAGCGGCAAAGCTCCGGCTAACCTCGGCAATTTGATGGGTCAGATGGAATATGGCAAGATGATTGCCGGTTGTGCCGCCGCCCTTCAAACCAACATTGGTAAGGTCGCCTACCTCGGACCATTGATTAACGATGAAACCCGCCGACTGGTGAACGCCGCCTATCTCGGCGCTAACTACTGTTGGACTGCATTGCGCGGTGAAGACCCGTCAAAGTTGCAGTTCACGGTTACTTGGGTTGGCTTCTGGTTCAATATTCCCGGTGTAACGCTGGACCCCACGAAGATTATGAACGACTTCATTACGCAGGGTAACGATGTAGTCATCTCGGGTATTGACACCCCAGACGCAATCATTGAAGCCGCTAAGGCACGCGCCGCTGGTAAGGAAGTATGGGCACTCCCATACGACCACGAAACCGCTTGTGAACGTGGCCCAGACGCATGTCTTGGTGTTCCATACTTCAACTGGTACCCAGAGTACATGAAGATGGCAAAGCAAGTTAAAGAAGGCACCTGGAAGGGTAGCTTTGAGTTGTTTGGGCCAAACTGGGAAGACATGAACAACCCAGACACGAGTGGCATTGGTTTCAAGACTGGTAAGGCTTTGACCCAGGGTGACAAGTTGGACACGTTTATTTCCTTCCTCGCCGAAGGTAATAGCCTTTTCACCGGCCCGCTGAACTACCAAGATGGCTCGGTCTT